ACTGCTATCACTTGGTTTTAAAATAACAGGAATAGAAGCTATAGGTGTATCATTACCAAAAGAACTTGATACAATGTAAATAGTTCCTAATTCATAATAACGAGGTACATAAGCGGATGCTGTACTACAATTGTGTGTTACATCTAAACTAAATGAAAATTTAAAGTCATAAACACCATTTGCCTTAGCTTGAAATTGAAATTGATTATAAAAAACATTACCATTATCTCTATTAGGTGGTGTTGTTTCATCTTGAAAAAGTATAGGTTCGTTATAAGGTATATTTGGGAAAGGGTAATTATTTGTGTAAGATGCATCAACATCTATTGATTGAACAGTTGTACTCGAAGCCCTAAAAGTTCTATCATCTACTTGGTCATTTGTCAATAATAATGATGAACCACCCGAATAAGGTATAATTAATCTTTTAAATAATTCTGTACTGAAGAAGTTTGATTGATAACTAAAACCTGCCTGTAAAAACATTTTATCTATTATTGTCTTTACATAAATAGCAGGATACATCTCTTCTACTTTGAATTCACTATTTATTCTATGCCCATAATCAATCATTGGGTAAACATAACCAACGCCTATTGGTGCGCTCCAACTTGTCACTTGGTTATCTTTATCTAACGTATGATTGTATTCGCTTAAATCAACATTTCTTAAATAACCATTTGTGAAATTTTGATATACATTCTGCAACTCACCAAAGAAAGCTACTTCATACTCTATCTCGTATTTATCAGTTGCATTAACATTTAATAATTGGCAAATGCCTTTAAACTGAATTGCCTCATTGTAAGTTATTTCAGCTTGTGCTTTTAAATTCGGATTAAAATTCGGAGTAAAGTTAGTAGTACCTGTACTATTAATGACTGCATTAACATTCCATATATTAGAAAACAATTCATTATTAAAAGTAGAACCTGGTAATATAACAGTCTTGCTCCATGTAGTACTTCTTTTTTCAGGTTCTCTAATATCAGCAATGTTAAAGTTAAGAGGTATCGAAACATCTTCTTTTAAATCTATCTGCTCGTTATTAATGTAAATTTTAGTTAAAATCATCTTCTTTGTCTTTTTCTGTTTTGTGAGTAAGTAAATGAAACTACTAAATTGAATAGCTGCTGACTAGCTTCGTATTTAGTTTGGTAACTGCTATCTGTTATATTAACTGATACTAAATTGCTACCATCGTAAATATAAACATCAGGACTTGTTACTAATTGTTCTAACCATATTGATTCAGCTTCTGTAATCCAATCACTATTTATTGTAATAGTATCATCTAATACAGTTTCGTATTGGCTTAGTCCTCTACTTGTTGTTGAGTAGTTGTAATTAGTGCCACTCCATTGATTAGGATTGCTTTTGTAAGTATTTCTTTTAATATTAGTGTTTTTAGTCATTGCACCGGTGAAAGTATAATAATCATACTTACCATAATTATTCATAAACTTAAAACGAATAGGCGTGTACTTACTACAAATATCTTCGCCAGGATAAATACGGATTGTTTCACTTACTATTGTTCCTGCGCTGTTTTTAATTCTAACTTCATAGTATTCCCAATTAGTAACGAATATTGGAGTAGTTCCAAATGATAAGTCTGCATTGACTAAGCTAGTTAACCAGTCATAATCTACTCTTACATTGATTGAACGGTCTTGCCTATTAGATAACGCTGTGTAAGGATTTTGAACTCTTACTGTATTAAATATCGTGCCTTCATCGTAGTAAGTTATGATTTCTAAATTATAGGCTTCATTTACAGCATCAGTCATAAAACCTAAAATCAGTTTCTCACCTGTTCTTGATTCAAATGTAGGCCTATCAGTAAGGAATTGACTTGAACTATTTTGCAGAACATAAGTGTTAGTTGCAAAGTCTAAAAAGTCCAATGGACTAAACACTCCGTTAAAACAATAACCTGAACTTGTTGTTAAGTTAGGATAGTTAGTTATTCCACTACTGGCCCCATACTGCTCACCAAACTTTACTTCATAATATGCTATCGAGTTACCACATTGCTTAAATGTAGTTGTGTTATCTTCAAAGTCTCTAGTTAAAAAGTTTTGAATGATACCTGCCACATCAAAAGTTCCATAATTGTTAGATGGATTTCTGCCAACTTCTAATCTAGTGTAATCACTTGAACCATTCACATAAATATCTGCTATGTATCTGAAATTAGACTGAGCAACGTTTGTACTACTCAAAGTAAAAATCATTTGATTGTAAACGGGTGCGTAGCTGTTAGGTGTATTGTATATTGTTATTGCCATTATTCAAATTCTTGTGTTATGTCTTTTTCTAATTGTGGGATTTCTTGAGTTAAGAATGGTTTGCCTTTGTACCCAAATCTTTTGATAGTTCCTTTTTTAAGTATGTTTGTAGCTATTGCATAGGATAAAGACCTTTGACCTTTCTTATCACCTGCTATGCTTTGTAACTCAGGTTTATTGCCTATCCATTCTAATATCTTAGGTTGTAACTTTTTTCTGTTTTCTTTTGAGTAACCTTTTGCAGGTGTTCCTTTTTCTAAATCTTCCCAATAATCTTCGAGTTGAATGGTTACTGTTACACCGTTTTGATTTTGTTTAATTGGTAAAGCCCTTAATGATTGTGATAAATTCCCGGAAGCATTAAACTTGTATTTCTCTAAATTGTCTTTAACTCTTTTTAAAAAGTCATTTACTTTTTGAGAATAAATATCTTGTTCACCTGTTAGCTTATCTTCTAAATCAGTTAAAAAATTATCTAACTCACTAAATTGCTGTTGGTTTATTTTTGCCATTTATTCCTATCTTTTATGTAACTCAAATAATTTAAAAAAGCAACTACATTCATATTCAAGTAAAAATCCCATTTACTCCTATCTTTACCGCTTAAACTATCCAATGTAACATACCAACTCCAATAGTCTAAGTGTTTTTGTTCTTCAGTTCGTTCAATTGGTTCTCCATTGTCATTCTCGCTTCTTTCATTTGTTTTACCAAATAATCCTCTATATGAGGATACAAACCTTCTATAACTTTGCAAAAAAAAACACACAAAGGATAAACTATGCCTACATTCATGCTTTTAATGTGTTGGACTTTTTCTACATAGTCCATTTCAACTTCTTTTAATTTAAGCCATTTAAGTTTATAAGGTTTAACAAACATTGCTACAAGTTGAGGTAAGTTACCAATAATACTTTCTTCGCTTTCTGTTAGTTTGCTTAAACTTATAAAGTCTCCAGCACTTAATTTAGTGATGTCATAATTTACTACCCATCTAAAACCATTGTGCTTAAACATCTCAACTGAATTAGGAAACTCCATTTTGAAAATAAAGTTCACATTCTTAATCAGTTCTTTTAGTTGGTCGATTCTTATTTTCTCAACTTCTGCTACTGTAATATCAGCTAAAATTGAAATAACACGAATTTCTCTATCAATAGGATCAATCTCTTTATCTCTAACTATGTCATAGATTAAAGGAAATTTCTCTATTGATATATCGTGCCAGCTTGTTGGTAATTCAATCTTCATCATTTTAAAAAGTACCTTTTAATTATATTATTGTGTATCTACCTGTTTTGTATTTTGAGTAAGAATGGAATCCTAAACATGAAGCCATTACACCATCATCATGAAAACCACTTGTAGCCCCGTATTTAATTACTCTACTCTTAGGATTATATTCGTAGGTAAACATTTCAAGTTCTTTGTCTAACCAATCCACGTTTAAGAATTTAACTTCTTTGTTTTGGTTTGCCACTATCAAAGATTCAACTATTTCCTTTTTGCTTTGATTAGTTGTAACAAAAGGTTCGATAGTACAATAACTTGAACATTCCTTTTGCAGCATTTCAAAGATTACATCTCCAATAGAGTTAACCTCAACCAATGCTGTTTGGACATTATTTGTCCTCAAACCTTGTGCGATATTCTTTACTATTGTTGCCCAGTCGCTATGTCTCCAACGTTCAATGTAGAACTGTTCGCCTTTCTCGTTGAATATAGATAGTACTGAATAATCATCAGCCCTTCCTAAGTCAATCCCTGCAAATGCTTTACCGTATGGCTTGTTATCAGTTAGTTGTCTATTATTAAATAGCATTGCAGAACCATCAATGAACTCCGCTAAGTATTCCTGCCTGAATATCATTTCAGGTAGTGTTAATTTAGCATCGTCTATCTCGGATGGGTTAATCATTGGATTATCGTAACTTGTCATTGTGAAAGACTTGTACTGCTCATTGATGCCATCCAATTGGTGCATCTTGTAAAAGTGGTTTTTACCTTTCGGTGTTGAAATTAAAAGCACCTTTTTACCTTTTACTAGGACCGTAGCACGTAGGACCTCGGTCCATGCTTTTTCATCCATGAAGGCAAATTCATCACATACCAGGTAATCAAATGTGAAACCTCGAATGTTATCGTATCGCTCCGCCGAAAAGAATTGAATTGTTGAGCCTGTAATGTATTCTATAATCAATTCGGATTGATTAACCTTTCGGT